TCTGTTAACTTCTTTTTGATTAGCATTTACTATTTCAATCAATTTAGTAGATTGTGCCATTAGTGTACTAATAACATCTCCTATTCTTAATTGTCTGTTTAAGTTTTCTAATTGTGTAAGCATTTTTATTCTCCTGTATGTTAATGGGGAGATTATATCCTATATTCTCCCCATTGTCAACTGTTTAATTTACTGTTGCTTGTTGCATTATTGATCTTGCAATAGCAATTTTTTCATCTCTAGTTTGTTCAACCTTATCAGTTAAAAGATCAGCTAAATTTGTCGGACTATAAACTGAAAGTGCCATTGATGAACTTTCATTCAATATGCCCTCATTAAGTGCAACACCTAATTTGTCAGCTAAATCTTTAGCTTGGTCAAAGTATCTGTAAGATTTTAAACCTAGTTTTAGTTTTTCCATTTTACCATTAACATGACTAAATAATTGTTGGTGTGTTAATTTAACTTGCTCTCTCAAACTATTATACATTTTGAAAGTTTCAAATGTTTCTTGGTCAACTGCAAACATTCTACTATTACAATAACTGCTACCGATTGTTGTAAGTTGGAAATCTTTTTCCCACTCATCTTTGTATGACAATTCAGTTTTATTATCGTTGCTACTATTCTCATGCCCTGTAAATTTATTTACTTGGCTTTCCATAGTATAATAGCTTGGGCTACGTTTGTCATAATTGCCATTGATTGCAACATGAAAGTCTGGATTAAGACCTTTTGCTTTTATCTCATCTCTATAATAAGACCTTGCAAACTCATCTTCTAAATCAAACTTGACGTGTTGTTCATCAACTTTTTCATGTTTATCTCCGTCACTATCTATTTCCATTCTTGGTGGTGCAGTAAAATAGAAACAATTATCATTATATAATTGTCCACCACTTGAACTGTATTTTTTTATCATACTTCTAATTGTGTCAACATCTTCTTGTGGTTGGTGGTGTCTTACAACTGTATCAGCTAAAACTTTCATTTTAGTTCTAGCAGTATTATAATCAGCTATTGATTTTTTGTGTAGTTCATACTTTGGACTTGTTTGTTCAAAGTGATTTTGAAATACATCTCCAATAGCTTTTCTTTTCTCACTATTTAATGTCAGTCTTTTTTCTGTCATGTTTCCTTTGGTTAAGTTATTTTAATTAATCCTACATTATCCCTTGACAAATAGATTGTCAACACTTATATAGGAGAAGTTCCCTTTTGCTAATATACGGAATTAAAAAACTCAAATTAGTGTCTGGCTTTCTGTTAAAAATTGCCGCTTCTTGCAAGCCGCCTTATAAACTTTGAGCCAGGTTATTTGTTGGCCGATCCTTTAGATCCTTGCCCGGGGCCCGGATCTATAAAGACAAGTGATGTGTGAATTGACACAAGGTACTTGGCGGCCTACTAATAAAAAAATACAACCTGAAGTTGAAAAGAAAATTCAACCTGAGGTTGAAAGCTACAAGCGGCAAGCTACAAGCGGCAAGCCTTAATATGAACACAATTAAGTAATACAGTTTAAGTTAACCAATACAGGAGAAATATATGAACGATGAACAACTAAAAAGAATAGCGGATGCAATAGAAGAGATTTTGCGTCTTGTTAAAAAAGATCAAGAAGACAGCGCAGCGAGACAAAGACAAAGTGAGGCTGAATGAAAAGAATTAAACATCGGGACCTAACCCATTATTTTTTAGAAGATCATAGGCGCCTACCGCGCGCCTATGTTGCCAGCTGCGAGCGCTTCTTCAGAAGCTTCAAGCTTCAAGCAGAAAGAAACAGTGCCCGGGCTCCACGGTTCAAGTATCAAGCTTCAAGCTCCACGGATCAGGGACCAAGCGCCAAGCTTCAAGCTGCAAGCGCCTTAAAATGAACACAATTAAATAGTATACAATAATTAGAAAGAAATATTATGTTAGTAAAAGAAGCCGTAAAAATTACAGACTCATTAACTGGTACGTCTAAAATGCCGGGCAAGAGTTACAGCCTCCCAGCGTGGGCCTGCCAAACTGGCGCCAAGCTTGCAAAGATTCCTGGCACGCCGTGCTTCGGATGTTATGCAATGAAAAATAATTACATAAGATATCCAGCTATTAAAAAAGCTCAATACAGAAGACTGGACGCTATCAAACACCCATTATGGGTTGACGCGATGGTTGCACAAATTAAGCGGATGAAGTGGTTCAGGTGGCACGACGCCGGCGATGTACAGTCTCACGAGCATATGGAAAAAATTTTAGAAGTAGCAAGACAAACACCTGATACTAAGCACTGGATGCCAACACAAGAGCGTCAGTACTTGCCAAACCCTGAAGCGGTACCGGACAACATGATCATTAGGTTATCAGGATCCAAGGTTGACGGACCAGCGTCCAAGGCCTGGACTCATACATCAACGGTGGTGACTGATGGAAGCCCCAGCTGCCCATCAGGTAAGCAGGGCAACAAGTGTCTAAACTGTAGAGCATGCTGGAACAAATCAATTAAAAATATATCATACGGTAAACACTAATGGATTTTTTTGTAAACGGGCGCGGCTGGTGCAGGCGCCATAATCCAAACGCCAAGCCTCAAGCTCCAAGCAGCAAGCCTCACGCTCCAATATTTAGGAAGCTCCAAGCTTCGAAAGCATCAAGCGGCAAGCATCAAGCCCTTCGCTGCAAGCTTCAAGCGTCAAGCCTGAAGCGACAAGCTCCCTGATCCGAGAACCACGGTACATGGATATTGAAGAAGTATTCGGGGTACACGGACCAAGGGCCTGTACCAGGATAAATGTATTCTTAGGATGTCGTAAATGGAAGGCGATTTGGTGACTGCTGAAACTAACTTTTTTACTCTTGGTTACTTTTAATTCAATAGTGAAAAAGTGCCGATTAGTATTGTAAGCCAGTATATCAGGATGACCGAGAGAGCTAAGGTTTTCAACCCTTGTGAGAGAAAATTCACTAAAATTTCTTTTGATTTTCTGATAGAATTTAGCCTCAGGGCCCATATGTTTTTTAGAGTAACCATGACACGCTAATACTACACTGAGTCACGTAATTTATCGGGAATAATTATCTTTTGGTCTTGCTTAGTTTTCAAAACTAAACGATGAGAATGATGATTTTTCTTCTCTCCAAATATAAGTTGATTGTTTTCGTAAACTTCCATTTTTTTAATCTCTTCTAAATATCCATTAATTTCAACAAAGATAACAGCATCACTGATGGCATTACCTTGCTTTGTAGTACTCTTATCTTTAGCAGTAAATGTAGATAAAAATTGTTGAAGGTCTCTTACTCTCATTTAGTTTTTTCTGCAAGCATTTTTTCTATTTCTTTTTTGTAAGTAGCATTGTCATATTCTAACTCTTGAATACGTCTGGCTAACCCCACTAACTTAGTGCTTAACTCATCTATAATTTTTTTAGAACCTTGTAATATATTATCAGTCTTAATCCAATCGGATTCTTTTTTTTTATAATCCCAAATTTCTCTTTTATGTTCTTCAATAAGGAATGTTAAATCTAACGTTCCTCTATCTTCTTTAGGTTCATTTGGCGTATGTATTCTTTCATTTTCATGACTCATATCTTCTCCATGTTCTTTGTATTTAGTATATGTACGTTTATCTTTAGGTGGATTAGGTTGTGCAGCGCTTGGTCTAAAATTGTCTTTCATATCTTGACTTTATATCAAAGTTACCTTAAAATGTCAACATGGGAGTTCCAAAAAGATTAACTGAAATGCAAAAAAGATTTGCCGAGTTCGTAGTATTTGGTGATGTAGAAGGACCAGTATCTCAATCAGATGCAGCTAAGCTAGCAGGCTACAGTCATAAAAGATGTAGGCAAGAAGGCTCAGAACTATTAAACCCAAAGTTATCCCCATTAGTAGTCCAATATGTAGATTCTCTTAAACAGGAAAGATTAGCTAAGCATGAAGTGACTTACGATAAACATTTAGCTGAATTAGATAGAATTAAATCGGCAGCTTTGAAGAAAGGTAGCTTCTCTTCTGCTGTAAACGCTGAAGTATCTCGAGGCAAGGCAGCAGGACTATACATAGACAGAAAAATAATAAAACATGGGAAATTAGAAGACCTATCAGAAGAGGAAATAGAACTAAAAATGAAAAAGATCTTAGACGATTACGCTCCAATTTTGAACATGAAGACTGTTGATGCGATTGAAGAGGAGAGTCCAGAAGAGGTTGTAAAGCCGAAACCATCTAGTGAATCTTCCGAATAGATTGAATCACTGATGTTGGAATTATAGTTGTATTACCAATGTCTTCAAAAGTTTCTTTATCTTTAGTTTTAATATAATCACAAAAAATTCTAGTAATACCTTTTTTCTGACTTAACAAATACCCTTTAGACACACATGTAGGTAGTTTTGACTTGTTTAATGACTTAGTAGAACTCCAGCCCGCATCGCCCTCAATATCCGCCCATTCTATTTCTACAAAAGGATATTTAGAAATATCAGTTCCTAAAGATTTAACATCAAGAGGAATTGTTTTTTTGTTTTTAATTCTTCTTTTTGATCTCTTTTTTGTTTTTCTCTTTTGCATATTTTCTGTATATACCAAAACTCTAGAAGAGGATATTGGTTTTTTAGTGATATATATATCACAGTTTTCTGTACCCCAATTGTGTCCGAAATAAGGCAAGATAGGATCGCGATACCTAAAGGGGTAAAAAATATTTATTTTATTTATTTGCGCTAAAAAATCTGGGAAGGTGTCGCGATGACGATAATATGTCGCAGGTACTCCTAGAAGCATTGGTATAAGCCGCTCAATTGACCAAACCATCGCGACACCTAGGGTATCGCGATGGTGTCGCGGGTATCGCGATGGTTAATTTAACGCCATTTTTTTCAAGGTAAGTGTCGCGATACATTAGAATGATTCTAATCTATCCCCCAAAAGTGCGACATTCTGTCTACAATCCCAACAATCGCGACACTTTGAGGCAAATCGCGACACCTATCGCGACACCTAGAATGGCGTAAAATGAACATCGCGACACTATCGCGACACCTAGATTCTGCCTTAATCTGCCTTAATTTTGCCACAATTGAAACACAATTCAAACTTATTTCAAATACCGACCCTACCGACCCTGGTCCATGATCCGTGTTCCATGGCCCGTGATCCGTGATGTATGAATAATGATAGGTGCTGCTAGGACGTGTGATGAAAAGGGGTAAGAAGCCCATCCTAACAGCTAAAGAGCCTATCGTCTCTCTTGAGGGTGCTCCTCCCCGTTCTCTAACTCGGGTAACTGATCTACTTCGTATTTTTGATCAGGAAATCTTTCTACTAATATTCTCTTATAGTTTTTAAAAAAAGGTTTAGGCATATAAATATTCATATCTTTTAAAGAAAAATCTCCTCTTAACAAATTCCATCCATTAGTTGTAAATAATAAATTTTGTTCCGTATAATGTATAGGATTTAACATTCGATCAGGAGATATATTAGATGAAATTTTAGGATTGATACCCACCTCCTTTTTTTCATTATTTCTTGTAAAAGTAAATTCTTGACCCGTAATAGGA